GGGGCTAACTGGGCTGCAAGATGCCCATGTCGTAATGATGACATGAACCCGTCGCTTTCTATTGGACAAGGCGATGATGGTCGTGTTCTTGTTACCTGCCACAGAGGAACCCCTTGCGATGTTAAAGGGATATGCAATGCAATGGATATCCGACCCGAAGATATGTTCCCTGACAAATCTAAAGAAGAAAAAGAACGAGTCAAAGTTAAAACTGAACCTACTAAACCACAAAAACTTACCCTTGTCGCAAGTTATGACTACCGAGACGCACTTGGAGAACTGCTGTTCCAGAAGCAACGCTTTGTTGATGCTGAAGGCAAGAAGACATTCCGCCAACGCAGACCAGATGAAAACGGTGAGTGGACTTACCAGTTGGGCGAAGTCCCGCGTGTCCTCTACAGACTCCCGCAGGTTGCGAACGCGATTGCTCACAACGAACAAATCTGGGTTGTTGAAGGTGAGAAAGATGTAGACACTCTCGTCGCTCTTGGACTGTGTGCAACAACACAAACAGGTGGGGCTGGAGTTTGGCTTGACATCCACACCGAATCACTTGAGGGTGCAAGCGTTGCAATCATCACAGATAACGATGCTGTTGGGCGTAAACACGCACTTCATGTTGCAAGCGAACTGCGTAAAGTCGGTTGCGAAGTCGTCATGTACCAACCACCTGCAAAGTACAAAGATGTTACGGATGTAATTGAAGCAGGCAAAACTCTTGAAGACCTCGAAGATTTTTCTGAAGCAAACTTGACAAATGACGAAGAATATGTTGCTCCGCCTGAAGAGCACTACGAAGAGGACACGAGTCCCGAGGAAGAACCGATGTCGGAACTTCTTCGTGGCATCACCAACCTGTTTGAACGAGATGACTTAACTGAAGACCAGCGCATAAACCGTGCGTCAATCCTGATGAACTCATTTGGTCGCACAACAACCAGCATTTCCCAAGCACGACATGTCAATTGGGAAGAATTCCTGTTGGAGTCAGAAAGCGATGCTTACGAATGGGTTATTCCAAACCTTATTGAGAAGCAAGAACGAGTAATTGTTGTCGCCGCCGAAGGTGTTGGTAAAACAATGCTGGCGAGACAGGTTGCGTTGTGTGCATCTGCGGGGCTTCACCCGTTCACGATGGCAAAGATTCCTCCCGTGCGTACTTTAACTATTGACTTGGAAAACCCAGAACGCATCATTCGTCGTACTTCACGAAACATCATGGCTGCGGCTAAACGATTTGGTCATGCAAGCAAAGTTGAAGCCGAATTGCTTATCAAACCTGCTGGTATTGACCTTCTTAAAGCAAGCGACCGTGCACTTATTGAAGAAGCAATAGAAAAAGCGAAACCTCAACTGGTTATTTTAGGTCCGCTGTACAAAGCGTTCGTAGACCCAGGTGGCAGAACATCTGAGTCGGTTGCAATTGAGGTGGCGAAGTATCTGGACAGTATTCGGGACTACTACGGCTGTGCACTCTGGTTGGAGCATCACGCACCTCTGGGTTCGTCGATGGGTTCACGAGATTTGCGTCCTTTTGGTTCCGCCGTTTGGTCACGCTGGCCTGAGTTTGGTCTTTCCTTAACACCCGACCCAACCTCGGTTGAGGGATTCGTGTACAATGTGAGTCACTTCCGAGGCGCAAGAGACCAGCGTCAGTTTCCAACTAAAATGAAACGAGGGAAAGTTTTCCCCTTTGAAGTTTTAGAGTTTATGAAAGTGGACTGATGAGCAATTCAAACAAAGGCTTGACGAGAGAGTTCCTTGCCGAACGAGACTTGCGTATCTACAAGATGCGTCAAGCAGGTGTGCCGATGAATGAAATTGCCCGCCGTTTCACGATGACAACGGCTGCGGTTGGCAATGCTGTCAGAAGGCAGTTGCAGAAACTCAACTCCGAAGCCTTGATGGCTTACCCAGAAGTTCTCCGTATGGAACTTGAACGACTTGATGCACTTCAGTCATCCGTCTGGCCCCTCACCCAGCACCGCAAGGTTCGCATGGATGACGGGACTGAGGTGACAGTTGAGCCAGATATGAAAGCAATCCAGACGGCATTATCAATTATGGACAAACGAGCAAAGTTGCTAGGTATGGAACAGACAAATCTAAACATTCAGATGGACATTGGGGAAGGACAGCCAATTCGTGCTGCTTTTGCTGGTGCGAGCGACAAAGCCATTGCGGTTCATGCGTTTGAACCCGAACAGGAAGTGCGTAAGTTGCTGGAAATCATGGGCGCTTCTGGGGTTTTGCCCTCGGACACAATCTCGCAGTTGCTAGGTAATGGGGCTAATGGACTCAATAGTGGTGTAGAGTCGAATATTATCGACGCAGATGTCGTGGAGGATGAAGATGAGTGATAGCCCCGTAGAGCCAACAGAAGACAACCTTGAGGTGGCGATGAACGCCGTCGCAGACACGATTGTCCCAACCCGCAAGTCAAAGACTGGTTCTACGCCAGGTGACCCTGCTTCAAAGCAAGTGTTGCTTCGTGCAACCGACCTTGACCACCAGCGTTGGAAAGACGCAGCCGACTTCCACAACATCTCAATGGCTGAATTTATTCGTAATGCTTGCAACGAAAAGGCTAAAGAAGTACTTGATTGTTCGCATCCGACGAATATGCGCCGTTTTTACCCGTGGGCAAATGTTTGTCTTCAGTGCGGTATGAAGATTGTGACTGAGAATCAAAGGGCACGCAAGCCCCGCGCTGAACGCGGTAAGTAAATGCGCCCGCGCTCCAGTAAAAAGGAGGCGGAATATCGGTTGCGCCGACCATTAGTTGCTCGGCTTCTGGAAGAATTCCCGATGTGTCAGGCTTGTGCTGTTTTTGCTCAACATGATGAGTTGGCTACATACATCTGTCGCCCCTCTCAAGACATCCACGAAATCGTTCGTCGCTCACAGGGTGGTTCTATCCTTGACGAGGAGAACCTGATGGCTGTTTGTCGTCCTTGTCACACCCGTATCGGCAATTACCCCCAACTTGCATTTGACTTAGGTTTAGCCAAGAGGGGCTGGGAAAGATGAAACTGATGGGGCTTGACCTCTCACTTACATCTACAGGCATCTCTATGGACGGCGTAACTGGTGTTATCCGCTCCAAAGCACGAGGTGCCGAGCGTCTGTCCGATATTACAAGAACTGTATTACATTAGTGCTTGGAAAACGAAATCATCTGCGTCCTCATTGAAGGCTACTCATTTGCTTCCCGAAGTGGACAAGCGTTCAGTATCGGTGAACTCGGTGGCTGTATCCGAATGACATTGTTTGAATGCAACATTCCTGTTGTTGAAATCCCACCCACCTGCCGAGCGAAGTTTGCAACTGGACGAGGAAACGCATCAAAGGGAGAAGTTATCTCCGCCATCTCAGCAAAGACTGGCATCATCTTTAGCGGGGCTTCGGGCAACGACGAGTGTGATGCTTGGGTGCTTGAACGCATGGGAATGGTTCGTCTGGGGATTGACTCGCAATGGGACTGGACGAAAGAGCAACTTTCTGCACTTGACAAAGTAGACTGGTCTCCACTAGAAGGATAGATGTGAACAAACGCAATCAACCAATCTCACAAGTCGAAATAGAGAACGAGATACTTCGGTTCCTAGAAATGCTGGAACAGGAAACCGAGGCGTTTGAACAACTAGCCGAGGACAATGCCAAAAAAGAAGCGTTGTATAAATCCAATTGGGCTAAAGAATACCTCTCCGCAAAGGGTTCTATCCGTGAGCGAGAAGCATGGTCGGACTACAAACTGTCCGATGAAGGCTATGATTATAAGATAGCAGAGGCGTTGGTAAAAGCCAAGCGTGAGAAACTCCTTTCATTACGGACTTCCATTGACGCATTGCGAACTTTGAATGCAAATGTCAGAGCGCAAGTTCAGAACTGAGGAACAATGAAAGAACTAACAGATAAAGATTACGCATCATTCATCGCAGATGCCCCGCTTCCCGTGATTATTGATGTCTGGGCTGACTGGTGCCAGCCATGCAAGTTTCTGGCACCCGTGTTGCAAGAGATTGCTATTGAGTATGACGACAAGGTCATCGTGGCAAAACTGAACATTGATGAATACCCCGAGGTTGCAAAAGAATACGGTGTAACAAACATCCCCACTCTCCTCATCTACAAGGATGGGAAGATGGCAAAGATGATTATCGGTGCGCATGACAAGCCTGTGTTGGTTTCCAAGTTAGAGAAGTTCCTGAAGTGAAGCACAACATCCATTCGGCTATTACAGACCTTGCAGTACCCGTAGACACTTTGATTCCTCTT